AAAGAAGATGATGTACTGTATGGAGGCGTTAAAAGAAATATTGAAGAATACGGCCTTATGTTCAACGGAGCCGGTATAACTGGTGGCGGTAAAAATAAATTAGGCAGGGCAATCCCGGGCGTACCACAGCAGATAAACAAAGTTAAGGTATCAACAGCTAGGGCATACAATCAGCCAGAAGGTAATTTCAGTATGGTCAATGTAAATATCTCGGGTATTGACCAGTTTGATGGCAACTACGGCAAAGGCACAATTTTCCATGAGTTTGCACACTCAATGGAAGGTATGAACGAGAAAAATTTATCAATGGCTGTAGCATTTCGTAACAATCGAGTTAAGGATATGAAGTTGGTCAGCCCCAAGAAATTAAAGGGTACGATTACCGGGGGATATAACCAAAGAGAAAAAGTATTGACAGACAGTTTTATACACCCCTACGTTGGTAGGCCATACAGAAGGCAAGTAACAAGATTTAACGAAACAGCTGCCCCAACTGGTTTTAAACTAGGGGACACTTACGATGAAGCAACAGAAGTTATAAGTATGGGCGCAGAGCATTTTATTGACGAAGCTGCAATGTTTCGTTTATATCAGGCTGACCCCGACCACTTCTATATGATGATGTCGTTAACTAGGACTAAATATTAATGGCTGTTAGATTTCTAGTCACGCTGATTGAAGAAACAGCAGTAATAAAATTAGAGACCAACCCGGGACCGGCGCTAATATCCGGGGCCGATAGTATTGTTGATGAAATAATGTTTTTGGGGCCGCGTTCTTATGATTCAGTTGGTCACATGTTGAGCTTGGATTACATAAGGCCGTTAGACTTATATTTGTTTTTAGTTGATATTTTTGACCAAGAAAATATAGAAATTTTGGAAGGTGCAGAAGATGTTAAAGCTGATGACAAAGAATTAGGTATAATAGAAAAAACCGGAGTTTCCTAATGCCAGCTTCAATGTACAAAATGGGTGGAAAGAAGAAAAAGAAAAAGGGAGGTAAAAAAAGATGACCCCATTAACTTTTTCTGTAGACGGTTCTGACCCCAAACCCGAGCCAGTTTGTCCAATGCCTACAAAGCCTGACTTTGGAAGTATGACAAAAGCACAGTTAGAAGAATATGGCCGTACGATAGGTCTTGAACTTGATAAGCGACTAACTCACAAAAAGCTAGTGGCGTTAATCGAGGAAGCTGTCAATGCCTAAGTTTAGGCGGGCTGCTAAAGACAAAAAAACCGGGCTTCCCAAAAAATACCTTGCGGGAGCTAAGAACAAAGCTGCTAAAGCTGCTGAAATCAAAAGGACAGCTGCGGCCTATAAACGCGGTGAAAAAATTGATTTAAAAGCTATTTCAAAATTTAGGGTTTCCCAAGATGCCACCAAAAAAAAGAAAAAGCGTAAAAAGTAAATCTACAAAAGCTGAGATTATCAAGAAAAAAGCAGCTAACAGTATTTACACACCCGGAGACTTAAACAAAGTCTATTCAAGGGGTGTTGCTGCATTTCTAAGTTCTGGTTCTAGAAATGTTTCTGTAGGCGCTTGGGCTATGGGTCGGGTTAGTAGTTTTGTTAGTGGAAAAGGTGGCGCAAGAAGGGCTGATATTGATATTCACGAATATAGAAAAAAGAACCCCAAGAAAAGATAATGGCTCCACTTACAAAAAAACAAAAAGAAACTTTGAAGGCTCATTCGGTACATCACACCAAAAGGCACATGAATTACATGGTGCGTAAAATGCGTGAGGGCATGAGTTTTGCAAGGGCGCATAGAATGGCACAAGAGAAAATAGGCAAATGACTGAAAAAGAAAAAATACAGAACAAATTGAAAAAGTATGGTCTTAAAGGGGTTAACATACCCAAGAGAACAACAGGCCACCCTACAAGTTCTCATGTTGTTTTAGCTAAAGAAGGAAATAAAGTAAAACTTATCAGGTTTGGACAACAAGGAGTTAAAGGTAGCCCACCTAGAAAAGGGGAATCAGAGCAATCAAAGGATAGAAGAGCTAGATTCAAAGCAAGAATGGCAAGACATATTGCAAAAGGTCCTATGAGTGCAGCGTATTGGGCTGACAAAGTGAAATGGTAAGCTAATATGTGAACAAATTTACCCTGCGGGTTTATGTCAGAAGAAATTAACCAAGAGGCTGCGCCAACTGGTAACAACAACGAAGAGCTACTTTCACAAATCAAGGCTCTCGAAAGTCGCGTTCAATCAATGGACGCAAAAAACAAAGAATTACTAGACGAAAAGAAAAAGTTTCAGAAGCTAGAACAAACGCTCTCCACAATGCCTGACGGTACGGACGTACAAAAACTACTAGAGTTCAAACAAAAGGCCGAGCAAGCGGAACTAGAGGCCAAAGGAAAGTATTCAGAAGCGCTACAGGCCCGAGATCAGCAGTTTAGGGAGGCAAGTGCAACAAAAGATGAACAGATTAAAAAATTAGAACAAAGAGTAAAAGAGTTGGAACTAATCACACCAACAGTTTCTGCTTTGGCTGATATTGTCCATGATCCTGACATGGTATTAAAAACAAAACTTAGCCCGGAGCAAATCAAAAGGCGGGAAGATGGGACGGTAGTTGTTGTTGATGGATATGAGGAAACGCCAGTTGCTAAGTGGGCTGAGAGCCTACCAGATTGGTTAAAGAAATCTGACCCCGCGAGAGGCTCAGGCGCACCGATTGGTAGAAAAACATCAGGCAACCTACCTATTGGAATGGACAAAAACCCATTTGAAAACGGTGGAAACCTTACAGAACAGATGAGATTGTATAAAACAAATAGGCCACTTTATGACCAATTAAAGGCGGCTGCTAAAAATTAGTTGTTGATTTTATAGTTTTTTGGTTATTATAGATCGTAACTAGGGAAGGGCTGCGCCTGACTCTGTAGGGCTGCGCCCGCAATATCGTACACTTTATCACAAGATTTTCAATGGCTACTCTCCGTAGTGACATGATCATCCCAGAGGTGTTTACGCCGTACGTCATAGAACAGACCACACAAAGGGATTCTTTCCTTGCAAGCGGTGTTGTTCAACCGATGGCTGAATTAAACGCTACTGAGGGCGGTGATCTAATAAATGTACCTTTCTTCTCTGCAAACTTGAGTGGAGATTTTGAGGTTTTATCTGATTCAAGTTCTTTAACACCCGGTAAGATTACAACTGACAAACAAGTTGGGGTAATCCTACACAGAGGCCGTGCATTTGAATCAAGAGATTTAGCAGCACTTGCAGCTGGTTCTGACCCAATGGCTGCGATTGGTCAAAAGATCGGAGCATATATTGCTAACCAAAGACAGAAAGACCTACTAGCTTGCCTAGACGGTGTATTTGGTTCTATAAATGCAAACGATTCTAACTCAGCTTTCTTTGATCTATGTATTGACTCTGAAAGCGGCGACACACCAACAGGACTTAGTCCAAAGCACGTTGCTAAAGCTAGATCAATCCTTGGAGATCAGGGCGACAAACTTTCAGTAGTTTGTATGCACAGCAAGGTCTACTATGATCTCGTTGAGAGAAAAATGGTTGACTATGTTCTTGCAAGTGACGGAAACGGCGGTTCTGCAACTGCATCTGGTGGTACTATTGCCCCTGCATACGGTGGTGGAAACGATACAGTTCCAACATATTGCGGTTTACGCGTGATCGTATCAGATGATGTTTCTACAACTGGTTCTGGTGCATCTACAGAGTATTCAACATATTTCTTTACACCCGGCGCTGTAGCAAGTGGCGAGCAAGCAGGTCTAACAACTGAGACAGACAGAGACATTTTGGCTAAGTCTGACGCTATGGCTGTTGACCTACACTACTGCTACCACCCAGTAGGTTCTAAGTGGGCTGTTACAACAACAAACCCAAACAGAACAGTTCTAGGAACCGTAGCTAATTGGTCGAAAGTTTACGAGACAAAGAACATCGGTATCGTTAGAGCTACTAACGTATCTACTCAAGACTAGAGGTAACTAATTATGCCATCAGTATTTGAAGCAACAGCCGGGGCCGCCCTCGGTGTAGGTTCTGACCAGACAGGTTCTGTTACTCAGGCCACAAACAAAGCAACTGCTGTAACTCTTAATAAAGTTGCGGGAGTTATAACCATGGCTGACGCGGCACTAGCCGCTGCCGCTGAAGTATCTTTCACAGTTACAAACTCTGAAATTACTGCAAGTGATGTAGTTGTGGTTAATCACGCAAGCGCTGGTACAGCCGGTTCTTACTTAGTACAAGCCAACAGTATTGCCGCTGGGTCTTTCAAGATCACAGTTGCTAATGTTTCTGGTGGTTCTCTATCAGAAGCGATTGTACTTAACTACCAGATTCTAAAAGCTGGTTAATGGGGATATTCGCATTTAGGCGTTTAAGAGAACAGGAGGCCGCAAAAGTGGCCTCAGTTCCCCCACAACCCAAAAAAAAGACCAAATCATCACAATTAAATGGCAATAAGCATAACAGCAACAGTAGGAAGCGCGTCAGCAAATAGCTACTTAACTTTGTCTGATGCACAAGATATTGTGGACGGCTTAGTTGAAGATGATGACGTAGCGGCTTGGGCTAGTGCTACAACAGACCAAAAAAATAGGGCTTTATATACAGCAACACAGCGGATTGACCGCGAGAGATTTTTAGGCGCTAGAGCTTCAGACACACAAGCGCTACAATGGCCAAGAACAGGAGTTAGAAAGCCAGACACTTTTACAAGTACCTATACAACTGGTTTTCCTTACCGGGTCACAACAGATTATTACACAGACACAGAAATACCAGATCAAGTTAAAAGAGCAGAAGTGATACTGGCGGTATATCTTAATAACAACAAAGATGGTCTAGGGTTGTCAGGTTTAGAGGATTATAAAAGAGTTGGTGTAGGCGGTGTTGCCGTTGAACCAGACAAGTTTGGCGCTGTAGGCGCTGATAGAGTGCCGCCGCTTTTTGAACGGTACTTTACTGGGCTGCGAATCAGCGGACCGGGTAACATTTCACTAAAAAGGAGTTAATTTAATGGGCTACTATCCCGCTGCCAAAATCATCAATGATACAGCCGCACATACAGGCCGTTTCGGTTGCATCAAAGCATTGCAAGATTCAGTTATTAATACTTTAGTAGCTGAAAACATCACAGGAGATTTAACTGGTTTGCAGTTTAAATCAAATACAGCAATCGAAGGGGTTATAACCAGTGTAAAACTAGATAGCGGTACTGTTATTGCTTATTTGGTCTAATGCCGTCATTTGCAAAAGCTATACAAAAAGTAATCGACAAAGTTGCGGAAATACCGGGCGTTGGTACAAGCGTGACGGTAAGAAGGGTAACACCGGGTAGTTACGATGCTTCCACAGGAGTTATTAGCGAAACCACAGCCGATACAACAGTAAAAGCAGTTTTGCAAGACATAAACGACAGAGAGGTAAACGACTTAGTGCAAGCCGCAGACCTTAAATGTACTGTGGCGGCTGATTCCTTGGCTTATACACCGACAACAAAAGATCGTGTTGTGATTGATAGCAAGGTACATCAAATCGTGAGAATCAGAACATATCGAAGTGGTGCTAGTGTTTTATCCTTTGAGCTTTATTTAAGAACATGATGATTATCCCCCCAGAAAGAATAGGTGGACATATGGAGTTCCAAATAAATCAACTTCTTAGGGCTGTTGTTTTAGAAGCTGACGCAAGGGCAAAAATGGGTAGCCCGGTAGATACTGGTAGATTTCGTTCTGATTGGCAGATTGGAGAAAACGCCCCGGACGGCAAACCAAACATAGACGGAAGTTTTCCAAAAGGTATTACACCACCCAAAGGCTCTAATTATCCCGCTGGCTTTGCTGAAAAGATTGGGAATGTTTATCACATACACAACAATTTACCGTACGCTGAGGC